TAATTACACGCTGCTCTATGAGCATGGGGAACGGGTGCAGCCCGCCGGACAGTATCTTGACGGCAATCCCGACCCGCAGCTTGGGAAGTTTGAACGCTTTGAAGCGCAGCCTAATGACCCGGAAGCATTGCATTTTCTCATGCGGGAGGAAAAGCGCAGCTATGACCGCTTAAAGCCGGGGGATTTCAAGGCGCATATTACCGTATTGCATGACAGCCGGATTGAAGCCGAAGCACAGCGCATTTTAGCGGAAATGAAGCGGCAGGACAGCCCTAACAGCCCCAACAAAACACATTTCATGGTGGAGCTTTCGCCTTACTTTATGCAGTTAGCTTCTACAAAGGACACCGACCGTCTGTTTGCTATGCTGCCATACAAAACACTTTCTTTTTCTAAGATTGAGGGCAGACATGGCACTTTTGCATTTTTAGATAAAAGCGAGGACAGAAGCCGGAATATCCGAAAAGCGCGCCCCTCTGTCCGGGCGCAGCTTACCGCAGACAAGAAAACAGCCGCCCCGAAAAAGGCAGCGGCAAAAAGAAAAAATCACGATTTGGAGGTATGAGCATGAATAGATTTACTGTTGAGGAAACAAACCTTTTGAGCATTTACCATGAGGGAAGCAAGGCGCAGCTTATAGAGAACATGACCGCTGCGCTGCCTTACATGGACGCGGGATTACGGGAGCTTGCAAAGCGCACCCTTTTCAAAGTAGGCGCGCTGACCGAAGCCGAGTACAGGGAGCTTGCCGTTTATCCTGCTGATGAAGTATGACCGGGATTAAGCGGCTGTCGTCGCGACAAAGCCGCAAGGTAAACACCCTTGTGAAAAAGGAGTGCTGCAACTGCGAGAATGGCAACTGTATTTTACTGGACGACGGGGACACTTGCGTATGCCCGCAGCTCATTTCCTATTCCCTGCTCTGTAAGTGGTTTCGGATTGCCGTACTTCCTCTTGATAAGCTGCTCTATGCGGAACTCTATCAGACCGAGGACAGAAAGAAATGTACCGTGTGCGGCGCGTTCTTTGCGTCCACCTCTAACAGCGTCAAATACTGCCCGGACTGTCGGAAGCGGATTACCCGCAGACAGGCAGCCGAGCGCATGAGGAAACGGCGTGCGGCGGTTACGCGATAAGGGCAAAAAAAGCCTTGATTTACAGGGCATAAATGACGTGAAACTGGCATAGGCGATACAGAATACCTTTTCCCTTAAAATGGGGGTTCTACTGCGTAACATTTTAAAATCAGTACCTATAAAAGAACAGGGTGCGGGAGGTCATTACTGGCTTCCTGCGCCCTGTTCTTTTTGTGTCTGACTGTCTTTATCCTGCATTTCCGGCTTCGGCTGTAATTCTTTTTCTATCCGGTTCCGGTAATGGGTTTTCCTGCGGTAAAAATATTTTGTTACTTCCTGTTCCGGCAGCCATATCCCCGCAGCTTCTATCCGTTCCATAACAGCGGCAACGATTTCCCGGTTGTTGTACTTATGCGGCTCCTGTCCCTTTTCTATCCAAAGACGGCGGTATTCCTCATAAAGCCATGTACTGATAGTTTCTTTCTGCCGTTGCTTCAAATGCCGGAACTGCTTATCTGTCCGCAGCAGCTTCCCGTCTACCTTTTTATGATTTTTTGTCCCGATTTCTTTTTTCCTCTCTTTCAATATATTGTGATTTCTTTACCGTATATTGTGATTTCTTTTTCCTTGTCGTCGACTTCTATACTGTATTTGGTTACATATGAATAACCTTCATCCGCCAACACTGTATAACTGCCCTTGCCAACTTCAATTAATTCGTTCGCAAATTCTTGTAATTCCTGCACCGTCATATTTCTTCCACCTTTCCTTTTAATGTTTCTTTTACCGCCGCAAACAATTTGTCGTATTTCTCCGACCCCTCTACTGCCGCAAGTGCGGTTTTAACCGCTATAATACTGCTTTGTAACTGCTCCGCAGGCGGTACATTTACATTTAACACACTTTTTGTTTCTGTCCTCCAACGGCTCATAATAGTACCCAACTCTGTAAATTAATAAATTCATTTTTCTTTTTTCATTGCACCAGTCGGCCAAACCTTTGGGCGGTTCGTTCAATCGTGCCAATATGTAATCTATTTCATCATACATATTTTCTGCCTGTTGTAGTGTTACACACGCAAAATTATTTTTTTGTGTCTATCCGCATATGCCTTAATCTTTTTCTCACATTCAACAATGCTCATTTCTTTAATTTTTAAATCCTGTCCGACGATTTCCGCCGCCTGTGGATTGTTTCTGATGATGTCTTTCAACTGTTCACCAACATAATATGGCGCAGTATTTTCCTTTCCTGCCTGTTGCCCCTCTATCTGTTTTATGACCGTGTTTATCATTGTTTTTTCCTCTCTTTCTTCTCAATCGATTGGGATTTAGTCGGTTATTTCAATTTGACCGCCATTATCCATAAAATTTGTTTCATAGTTGCGTTTGAATCCGTCACGAATTATTCTCGCAAATTCGGTTAGTTGTTGCATATTCATTGATGTGGCTGTGATTATTCCTACGCATATACCGCGTGACACAACAAATATTAAATATCCATCACCGCGTGAATAGTATTCAATAGCAAATTCATCACGAAATGCAGTTATATATTTCGTGTTTAAAATCATTATTCTGCCGTCAGTTCGCGTGAATAATTTGTAAATTTCACTGCCACTACCGATAGTAAACGGCAATGCTGACAATTTGTCTAATTCTTTTACTTCGATTTCCGGATCCTGTTCATTTGTACAATCATATGCTTGATATTTTTCACGGCTTGCCTCGTCGATTCCCATTGCCGTGAAATAATCGTCGATTTCCCACTGTGGTGATATACCCTGCACCAAAACAGTGACCTCGCCGTCCGACAAATATTTCATATCGCCATACTGTTTCAACGATATGTATTTGTTCTTTCGGCAGAATTTAAAAATATAATCTAATTTCATTTATCCCGCCCCCTGTCAAAATGTTACGGCAATGTTCAGTACTGCCGCCGCAATCCAGTATATTGTGTGTCGCCAATCACCCGTTATTGTATACGGGATAGCTGACATCACCTGTATTATGATTAATACCAACGGTAATATTTTCTCTTTGCTCATTTTTATACCCCCTCAACTCTTGTGCCGTCCTCATACTCTAAAAATCGGACAGCACCGTCATATTTTACTTCATAACCTGCAATATCTTCGGGCATTAAAAACTTTTTCCCGTAAATGTTTTTCATATTGTCCCACACATCAAATGGGACTGAATAAAATTTATCCTGTATATTTACCGCCACAAACGTAACGGCTCCAAACTTCTGCTGTTCTCTTAACCACTCCATTTGCGTATCTGTTACCGCATTTCTTTGTATACGGCTTTTCTGCGTGCTTTTTGCCTCAAACGCAATAGCACGACCGCCGTACAATACACCCTTGAAATCCGGCTCGGCTCTGCCAGTAAAACGACCGCTGAATTTATTCCCTGTTGTTTTTTTCGTAACTATGTACGGTTCATTGACTTTATTAATTATCGCCATCTCTTTTTGACGGTAATAGTTGCACCCTCTCATCAATAAACCCTCAAACGCTCGGCCACGTGCCGAACTAACCTTATTCCTCAAAATTTGCTCACCGTTGGTATTCTCATTTTCATTTACCAACGTTTGAAATTGTTCCGCTGTCATATGTTCCATAGTTTCTACCTCTCTTTTTTAATTTCATTTTGTTTAACATTACACATTTTATCTTCCGCCGTTGCTCTCGGTGCGTTTCCGCATATCCGAATTATGCACGGTGTATCTTCGTATTTACAACCGTTACAACCGTCATTCATTTTTCAACACCGCCTAACCATTACATACTCTTGGTACGGAAAACCGCTGAAATCGTGGAACCCGTCAAACCTATGTATTATTTCATAGTGTTTTTTCGCTCTCGGTGTGCTTGTCCACCTTTCGGATTGTATTATTCTGTATCTGATTTTTGGTTTTTTCATATTTCGGCTACTTGTGAAATCTTTTTCCGATTTCTCGCTGTCGCCTTTTACAAAATACATTGCCAAATCATACATAGAATCAGTGTATATATTTTCTATATGCACCTTTCCGTGTTCCCATAGACTTATAATGATACCTATGTCAAATACATTTTTGATTATAAAATGATGATGTAACCCACCCTTGACACCGCGTTCAGTCATTGCGGTATATGTCAACGGTATGTCTTTCTTCTTTAATTTTTCACGCAATCGGCGAATAAATCGACTGCGTTGTTTTTTTGCCATTACCATACTATCGGGACGTTCCGTACGTCTGTATGTTAATGTCACCCACCAATCCGACTTTTTGAAATTTGTACAGATATTCCAAACAATTCTTTTTTTCTTCAACAACTCATTTCTTCGCCGTTGAACCTCTGAACATTCATTCCAATTCGGACCTCTTGGAATATTCTTTTTACCGTATCTTGCGGAGAAACTTTTTTCTTTGAAAATGTGTTCCCCTGCAATGATAGTTTTTTCTATGTATGCCATATATCTTAATCTGCTTTCGTCCTAAAATTAATTACTTAAACAAGTTATAAAACCTTGAAAAATCAAGGTTTTTTTGTTTTTTGCTATTGCCTATTTTTTCGATATATGATATAATAGATATGTGGGTATCTTTATATCACATATAGTATTTAAAAAAGTAGTGGTTTGGCTGAACCACTATTTTTTTTGTGTCAATTCGTCGATTGACATTTGCACCGACTTTGGCGGTGCTGTTCGTTGCGTTGTCGGTTGTTTCGCCTGTCTGCATTTCCGACAGATAAACCCGCCTGTCGGTGTTACCGCCCCCGGTATATTCTTCGGGTCAACATATGTCATATACCATTGACCGCATACCGTACATTGATGATTGTATGTCTTTTGCCTGTAACTCATATCGCAGGCACTTTCTTTTTGAACAACGGCAATACCTTTTTGGCATTGACCGTTGCTCCGTTTTCACGGTTCACCAATGCTAAAACCTCATCCGTTTCGCGCAAAAACTTCTGTCGCGGACTTTCGTAGTCCTTGCGGTTTTTCTTGTTGGACAGTAAATCGTCCAACATTTGCAATGCCAACCGTCTGCCCTGTTCATTCAATCTATCAATTTTTTCTATGTATTTATCGTACATTTTAAATCTTCCTTTCCCTCTGTTCGCAGGCACATAGGAACCGCCCTATCAGATTTCATTAAAATTTCAAAATGTATTAAGGGGGGTACTATTCGGGCGGTTCATATCTGCCTGCGAACCTATTTTAACTATGCTGTTTTGTCAAACAGATAATCATATTTCGGATTTATCTGTAATTCGTGTGCAAAATCCGAAATATTTTTACCTGTTATAATCTTGCACATTTCGTCATTTGTCGGACTATGTGCATTAATATCTATTTCTATTCGGGTTTCCATTGTTTTCTCTCCTCTCCGACTCACTATGTTCTCATTTGTATTTTTTGTCATTTTGTGCTATAATCACCGTAGAATGGAGGTTGTAGCTTGCACGGTTGTTGTGGTATATATTTGATTTCTCACAAATGCTAAAATATCATTTGCCTCTGCAACCGTGCATTGTTGTTCATTCATTATTTTTAAAATATCTTTAGCTATTTGCACATTTTTTTGTGTTATTTCCATTCTCCTACTTCCTTTCCGCCTCGTTAGGCTGTTTTATTTGTATTTTTTGTAAACTTATGCTATAATCACCGTAGAATGGAGGTGATTATATATGGATATTGAAATAACTAAAGATTCTGATTATCTTATTTGCTCTTTGTACAAAGCATATCTTCAAAAGCGTTCAAACGGTATGAATAAAATTCAAGCTTCCTCTATGGGAGGTTCTGAAGAAATACAGAAAGAACTCTTTCCTAATTGGTCTGTTGAAGATGTTGACGCTACTTGTCGTGAACTACATAGAGCAGAACTACTACATTGTTTCTTCGCCGATGATATTGTGTATGAAGCTGTACTTAGCGACAAAGCTATAATTTATATGGAAAATCGCTTTAAAAACAATGTAGATACCATTATGGACTATATCTCTAAGATTAAATCTATGATACCTTTTATTTAATCCACGATAATCCAATCTTTTGCGGCTAAGTCCTCTGCGGACGGATTCCAACGACTTGTGGAGGACTTGTTGTTCTTGAAAACTATACAACATCCTGTACTATTCGTAGGCTTTATCTTTACATTGGCTAACATCGTTCTTATGTATTTTTTTCGTGTTATAAAACGTTTACGTTTTCTTGCTTTCTTAACTGCTTTATAAATGTTCATTCTCTCTCCTACTTCCTTTCCGCCGCTTAGGCTGTTTTCTTGAAAAAGTCATACGGTTTTTTTAATGTTTCACATATTTTGAAGTATTCTTCTACCGTAATTCTTCTTTTGCTATTCAACATATTACTTAATGTATTGTTTGGAATTCCTGTGTTTTCTGATAAAAAACTCTGTGATATTCCATTCGATTCTAAATACATCTTTATGTTTTTTCCAACACTCATTACATTCACCGCCTTTCAATTTTCACGTTTTATGAAGTTTATGGGTATATTATATTTCATAGTTTATGAAATGTCAATAGTTTTTTGAAAATATTTTCACGTTTTATGAAAATTTGTCTTGATTTTTTGAATTGACTGTGTTATTATCTAATTAGGACAGGAGGCAATATGAATTATGAATGATATTAAAACTATAGTAGCAAAAAATATTTTATTCTATAGGAAACAAAATAAGATGTCACAAAAAACACTTGCTGAAAAAATTGGTGTTAAACACAATACAATATCATCTTGGGAAAGTTGTACCAATTCGGTTGATATTGATAGTTTATTTAAAATATGTGACGCTCTTAACGTTTCTGTCAATGTAATGATGGGAATTGATGATAATACTAATAATAACGATACATTAAATGAAAATGAAAATTATTTACTAAACACTTTTAGAAATTTATCCGTGCAAGGGCAAGAATACATATTACAAACAATAGATATGGTCAAAGACAAATATAAAAAAGATTTATATTCTTCCGATTCACAAAAAATAGGTTGAAAATAAAAAAATCCCCGACTGCTACTAACAGTCGGGGAAATAGTGTAGTGTTATGGTACACCAATTAAAAACATATATATTGTACCATAACACCGATTAAAAATCAAGTTAAGAGGTGTTATTTTTATGAACAAAAAAATTAATGCAGTCGGATATGCACGATATAGTACAGAATTTCAAACAGATAACAGTATAGCCTATCAAACAACGGCCATACAAGAATACTGTGAAAAACACGATATAAATTTGCTGAAAGTGTATGCCGATGAGGCTATGACCGGAACAAACACAAACCGACCTGCATTCCAACAAATGCTTGCCGCCGCTGAACAACATCTTTTTGACGCGGTAATCATCTACGATATTTCACGCGGCAGTAGAAACGTCGTTGATTGGTTTTCATTTAGGCAAGAAATGGCACGCATAGACATACAGGTTATATCGTGCAATCAACATTTAGGTGACATTTTAGACCCGAATACATATCTAACAGAATTAATAACCGCCGGAATAGGTCAACATATGGTTTTGGACACACGAAAAAAATCTATAGACGGCAAAAATGAACGGGCAAAAAAAGGTATTTTTTGCGGTGGAAACCCGCCATTAGGCTATGACATTAATGACGGTAACTATATCATAAACCCAAAAGAGGCTAAAATCGTCCAAACTATTTTTACTATGTATGCTGACGGACATTCATATAATGAAATTTTAAAAGAATTAGACGAAGCAGTTGGCAAGGCAGGTCGCCCATTAGGAAAAAATTCGTTATATTCTATTTTGAAAAATGAACGATACATAGGTGTTTATACGTGGAATAAACGAAAAATCAAAATTATGGGTAAATGGGCAGGCGGTAGACCTAATCCCGATATTGTCCGCATTGAAAATGCAATCCCACCAATTATAGATGAAACCATTTGGAGAAAGGTTGAAGAAAGAATGAAAGATAATTCAAGACGTGCAACGTCAAAGTCCTGCAGACACAATTATTTGTTGTCCGGTTTAATACAATGTGATAAATGTGGTGCTACATTTGTAGGTCATACGTCAACTAATCAAAAAAAAATCAGTACACCGTACTATATTTGCGGTAACAAATACCGCACGCACACCTGTTATACAAAAAATATAAATGCTGATAGATTGGAAACATTTGTAGTAATGCAAATAAAACACTATTTAAAAACCGCAGATTTTGAAACATTGGCTGATGAAATTTGCAAGCAGGTTAATTCCGCCGCACCGGACGTGTCAGCAGAGAAAAAGGAATTATCTGAAATCGAAACAAAAATAACCAACGGTATAAATGCCATTTTAGGCGGTGTTAATATTCCCGAACTAAAAGATGAAGTTGATAAGCTACGCATTCGTAAAAGTGAGTTAGAGGACGTCATTACGTACAAAGAAAAAAATAAAACACGCACATTAAACCGTGATAAATTAGTTGAAATGCTAAAAGAATCAGCAGAAAACATTGATTCCACTGATTCTAACACATTGATACGCAATTTTGTAACAAAAATATACGCCCACGCAGACGGAACAGTGACCGTAAACTTGGGCGTACATATTAATGGTTGCGGGGACACGCAACTCATAATATGTACATTGAAATTTTTTATAAAAAAATAAATTTTTTCAAAAAAACTATTGACATACCACCCAATGGGTGGTATAATAAAGACAAGAAATGAGGGAAACCTCAAAATAATAACCAAAAGCAATAAATTTTAGGAGGAAAAGAAAATGAAGAGATTTAAGGTAACAAACGAAATGTACAAAAACGGTAATGTAGTAGATGCAAGTCGTGATAATTACGCAGGCGATTATGTAACTGCTGAAAGCGACGCAGAAGCAATCGAACTATACAAAGATTTTCTAATTGAACAAATCAGAAACAACAACCTAAACGCTGAAATCGTTGATGATGAAATTGTTGTAACAGATGATGAAGAAAACGAAGTTGAAAGATTTATCAATTTTGAAATTGAAGATTAATTAAACTTATCCCCTGTCATTCAAATGACAGGGGATATAGAATAAAAGGTGATAATATGGATTGCAAAATCAAAAAAGCTCGACTTGCGGCAGGTCTGACGCAGGCGGAATTGTCAAGACGGTTTGAAATCCCTTTAGGCACTCTCGCCCATTGGGAAAAGGGTGACAGAACTCCGCCTGTTTGGGCGGAAAAGTTACTAATTGACGCAATAAACCGCATAAACGAAAACAAATAAAAAATAGGTGGCACGTAGCCACCTATTTTTATATGTCCTATTTATTGTACAATCCGCAACGATATTCACGTACAATGGCACGTAAATCCTTGTAGGACAAACCTAATCTGCCCTGTTCATCGCCCTGTACCGCACCGCAGTCCATAGCCGCCTGCACCGCAGGACGCGCCCACGACGGCATATTGTCATCATTGAAATCGTACACCATTGTAGTTTGAACTACATTCACCAACTGTTTGTTGGTGTTTTTTAAATCGGCAATTTCCGCCGCCTGTTTTTCAATTAATGATTTTAGTTCATTGTACTGTTCCATTGTCAGTCCCTCCTCATTTCTTAAAATCGCCTTAACCTTTTCTTTGAATGTCGTCCAACCGGCACTGTTCTCAGTTGCCCACTGTGCCGGACACTGTTTGTCCCACACGTCATAGTGGCGCAAAACAAATATATCAACGGTATCTGCCGTAATACCTATGTATTTACACAATTCAGCACATAAATAGGCGGTATTGTTGATTGTTTTTTCTGACACAATAGAATTACCACTACAACACATTTCAATGGATATGCTGTTTATGTTGCGGCACTCGGCGTGTTTATATACCTTTGTGCCACCAACAGCCCATGCAGCATTATTTAATGCGACTGATTGATAGCAACTATCATCATCAGTAAACAAATGTGCCGATGAACCCCGTGAACCATTATGAAAATATGTCGCATTTGCTTTTGCGGTGTCCTTCTTGTTTCCGGTGTAGTGAATTACAATAAACTTCACCAAACGACTGCTGTATGTGTAATAGTTTGCCGATGATGACTGTATTGACGTATCAATGTCAATACCATTGAACTGCTTTATCGGGAAATCATCATTTATTGTCCTCATACTTACCACCTCTAACAACGAAATTTTCCCACTTCTTATAAACATCAAAGTATGTTTCGTTCTTATCTCCGTTATGGGTTATTTCGTAATACATTCCGTCCGATACAGTTGTTGACGCCAACGCTTTAAAATTCTGCAATGTCTTACAACTCCACACGATATACACATCATCTGTGGTGATTTTCTTACCGTCTGTCACATCAACATTGTTGTTAAAATAGTTTGCGATTAATGTTTTTACTGCATTTATAAAAATTTTATCCGTCATATTTTATTACACCTCTTTCAATTCAATATCTTCCATTACCGCACGTGCTTCTAAAATTGCCAAATAGTCAGCCATTGCGTTTAGTTGTATGTTATATGTACTGCGTGGACACGTTGGGAAAAATTTTAATTTTCCCCTGTCCCATTCCTCCAACATTTTCTTTAATCCTTTGAACCTATTGGCTAATTGATAATATTCCGCCTTGAAACGTTCCTTATAATCTGCACTGTTCATCAGTGCAACGGTATCTTGTAACGTCATATTTTATTCCCCCTTTTCGTTATTCACTTCTGGCAATCCCGTCGCAACTGATGTCAACAATGACAGCACGCCTGCCAATGCCGCCGCTGACGCAACCATTACCCAGTTGACGTCACCCAGTACGGCGGCCGTACCGATTGTCGCAATCGCTGTCTGTGCAATCGTCTTGATTGCTCTTATTCCTGCCGCTTTAAACCAATCTTTCATTTTTACATACCTCCTAAATTTTAAAATACTAAAAGCCCAACATTTTAACAAAATAACCTATCAAACCGCCGACTAATGCCGTAATAACAGCAGTAACTACTGTTTCATATCGTTTGTTAGGTTTCTTTTCGATTTCGTCCACACGTTCCGTGATGTCATTCACATCTTCACGCATTGCCTTTGTTTCCGTAGCTATGATGTGGACGCTCTCGGTCAGTTTTTCGATACCGTCAATTCTATGGTGTGCCGACTTGGTGGACTGCTCTACGGCAGTCAGACGCTCCCACACTTCTTTTTCGTTTTCTGCCTCCATATCAGCCCTCCATAATTTCTTTTTTCTCGTTCTCTGTGATATATCCCGCTTTGACGAATATATCTAAATGTTTCTCTTTGTAAATACCCATTTGATAGTACTTCTTGATTAACGCTTTATTCACCGCTTACACCTGCTTTCAGTTCCGCAATCTGTAACATCAGCATTGCGTTGATTTCGTCCTGTGACACGTCACCGCTCATAACAGACTGAACGTGCTGTTTTAATTCCGACATACTGTTGTATGTTTTCGCCTGTATCTGTGACAGCTGTTCTGATGTCGGCTGTTTAAATGAGATGCTCGTATGCTGAATTTTTGCGATTTCTGTGTCCATATCGAAATTGTCGTCAGTTTCGGCGAATTTATCATTGACAATCCTACGTTTTATACGCAGGATGTCTCTATCGGCACGTATTCCGTACACGATACCGTCTATTTCGATACCGCGTTCATAGAAATACGCTGTTCCGTTTTTCATATAAAATTTGTACATAATGACCTCCTTAGCTCCATGCAACCGTATTACCTTCAGCCACACAACCTTCGTCCAGTCGACCTATTGAGCTTGCACTTGTGACATTGCCCGTTACAACCGACGAAGCGTTAGCTTCGATAACGTACAGATTTTCTAATGCGTTTGTTGCCGCAGATAATAGAAGCACATTATCACGACAAAATGCCTTGTTTGCATAAAGGATATTATATTCTTTACCTTCTGTACTATCCGTTGTTATAATAGACAGATTTTTAATATAATTGTTTGCGAATGTTGATTCTATACCCAAATCAAAAGCGCAATCACCTTCTTTTACCTTTAAGCCCAAGAATGTATTGTCATTACAGATACTTCTCAATCTGACTGCTATACGCTCGTTCAAATCTAACGAAATAAATACATTATTGGCTGTATTACCTGCCAGTGTAATATTACCGATATCACTACTATTGAAAATATTATGATTACAAAGACTGTTGTTACCGCTGAAATATATTTCCCCTTGTGGTATGGTGTTATCTTCAAATACATTGTTTATAAATATCGACGCTGATACAGACATTAAATATCCCGAATCTGAATTATCGGTAGTCCATATATTTGTAAATTTATTGTTATCTACAAAAACTTTTGTAAATTTCATACATGCACCTATATTGGTTTTTGTTTTTAAGCACCAACCGTCAATAACATTGTTTGTAAATTTTGAACCACTGCACATAATGATATTACCAACGGTACTATCATCTTGATTTACATCATATACTTCGCCTAATACACAATTATCAACGATTGCGTTACTATTGCCAAATAAAATCATAGGATTAACAGATGTTTGAGTACAGGTGGTGTTATCCTCTTGGAAATTTATATTTTTTAACTTCGCCATAATACCCAAGAAGAATATAACTTGACGTGCGGCAGGATTGGTATTTTTAAACGTAATTGAACTACAGTAAGTACCGTCTAATGTAACTCGTATACCTACATTTAATATAGCATTATAATGACCGAACCCCGAAACAAGCCCACTGTCCTGTGTGTTTTCGTTAGTCAGTACACAATCACCCATGATATATACTACCGTGCCTCGTGTGGCTCTCGACAACGCCGCCTGTAATTTCAGTTCGTCGTGGCCGCCGTCGCACACGACAAATATTTGATTTTTTGAAATGTCTGTAATATTTTTTGCATTTTCATTTACAGCGTCAATAAATGAATTTTTATTGACAGTTGCCAAATCTGCCAATGTACGAACACGTTCGTATGTATTGGTTATGAAATAACTGTCGCCTGTGGCATTTTCGTTTTCTATGACATAATCAACCGCCGCCGATATAAATTCATATCTTTCCCCTGTCGGCGATTCGCTGTCTATCTTCATTTCTAAATTTATATCGTTAATATGATACAATGTAAATGTCCATACATCACCCGAAATTGCCGACGGTACAGATGTAGAATTTGATGATATACTACACATATTATTACTAAAATCATAGCGAACAACAATATAAACACCGTCTATAGGTACATTTATACACGGTTCTGAAAACGTTCCGTCAATCCGTTTCCCGTCAATGTAAAACGCGTCTTTCAGTGTAATATCAACCGTCATACTCTCGCCCTCATATTCTTGTTGTCCGTCAAAATATAGTGTAGGCTTGCTCGGTGCAACAAATTTTACTGTATGTTGCTTTTTGTCGCCAAACAGTATAGTTGTTTCGGTGTTCGCATTGATTTCATCAATACGCGCTTTCAATTCTTTGTCAGCGCTTTTTCTTGCTGATTCTTCGGCTTTTACTGAATTTGAAATATTGGTATCTGCTGTCTGTCTTTCGGTGATTTCACTGTCAAGATTACGTTGCAGTTCATTATCCGCCGCCTGTCGTATTGTTGCCTCGTTGTTTATCCGACTGCTTAACGAACTGTCAGCACTTTCTCTCGCCGTTTTTTCGGCTGTGATTTGGTTCGCTAAACCCACATCAGCGTTGGTGCGTTGCGTGATTTCTGTGTCCAATTTGTCGGACAGTGTGTTGTGGTCGGTTTGAATTGCCGTGAAATTATCGCGAACAATCTTCCACCATTTCGATAAAAACGTTTTACCGTCAAAATTAAAATTTAATTTCATTTTATCATTCCTTTCTAATCGTAATTGATTGGGATTTTGGTATTAAAAAAACACGCCGTAAGCGTGCTATGGTGGTATTCGTCTGTACATTGTGTCACCTCATTTTGGGTACGAAAAAAGCACCCCGAAAGGTGCTTAATTCTGATTTTCCCACATAGGAATGATATAATATCAATCCTTTATGGGGTTTGTTTTATAAAACGTTGTTTTCTTTGGCAGTAATACAACGCTTTATTTTTTATAATTGTTTTTCACGTATCAGTTTTTTTAACTGCGTAGACAGCGGTTTTTCCATATTGAGCAGGTCCAAAATGTCTTTATCTGTTTTTTTATTTAGCCTTACCAATACTTTAATTACATTTTCCGCCTCATACTTCTTTTGAGCCGCATACTTATCTTGTTTTTCGGGCATTATTTTTTACACACATTTACCAATGCCGCGATACTAATGATAATAGCAATGATACTGATAACTAACGTTAAAATTTGCATAAATCTGTTGCAAAATCCGTATGCTTGATATATAATAACACTGTACGGAGAGGTTTTACCCTCTCCTTTGGTTACTTTTTGGTCTGCCTAAACAATATCACGGCAGTTATGAGCGAAATAACTGCTGTTGTTAGGCCGACCACTTTTTCGATTATATCAAGCATTGGTCTTGCTCTCCTTTCTTTAATACTCAGGTTCGTTTCCTTACCTTGTATCTATATTATAGCATAGCGTTACGCTATTGTCAATACTTTTTTCAAAATTTTATTGAATTTTTTTATTATTTGGTATATACTATTTTAAAAAAAGGAGGTTATTATTATGAAAAAATTTATATTAGGTTTTATAACAGGTGGTATAATCTGTGCGACCGCTACAGGTTTCGCCGTAGAATATGCCGTAACGGCTAACCCTTTCCCTGTTGCCGTAAACGGTACGGAAACAGCGATTGAGGGTTACAACATCAACGATAATACATATTTCAAATTACGTGACGTTGCCGACGCTGTCGGTGGTTTCAATGTTGGTTTCAGTGACAACACTATTACGATTGATACAGATACCGCCGCCGAACCAACACCGACACCAACAACCACCGCTACACAACCAAAGCCTACATTAAATCCAAACAAAGAGTATTACTATCCTGATTTATTCGCATTTAATACCGAAGACGGATTACCCGTGTATAATTTTGACGGCACATACTATTTGAATTGTTTAGATATTGCTATGTACACAGACTTAGACTTTGAAAAATTCGATAATGATTATATTCTAAGCGATTATAACGAATATCTACCGTTTGTTTCATATGACTATTACATAAACACAGTCTTGAAAAATGCGGATACTTTTAAAAAAAGTAATAAAGAATGACAATTTTATTTGTCATTCTTTATTTGATTTATTTGGTCTTGCAAATTTTTTATATCTCTTTCAGTTGCAATTTTATATTCTGCTATTTTAAACACGCTATTATTCCCAATCGGCACCATTCGTACAATACCCTCGTCCGAACACGCCAATCTTGCAACAGTTACACCCTTGCTATTTATAAAATTTATTGCCGGCTCTTGTGGCTCTCCCGCATTTTCAGTTGTCTGTAAATTTAATCGACTTCCCACTGTTGTATCTTTTTTTGTATTAATACTTCCGGCAAATACCGCCTCGCCGCTACTATTTATATACACGTTTTGTTCACCTGTTGCGTCGTACAAACAGAAAACATATTTACCGTTTTTATAACCACATTCAAATCTAACAATATTATTTTCGTCCTGCATTGTTATTAAACTGTTTTCTATTGTCAATTTACCGTTGGCAGACATTATTGTACATAGGTTTGTATACAACGCACCAGTGAACACGTCAGATACAATTATTTCATTGTCATTGATTACCGTTGTCCAATCCCATTCACCCTCGGTTTTCTGTCCGGCAATAGCCAACTGACCTTTAATTATTGCGACAGCACTTTGACCGTCGGGACTTTCAAACAATGCTCCGGTCTGATATTTTGCGATATTCTCGTTCTGCAGTGCCTCATTTATACTGACTTTGACGTTTTCTCTCATCATTTCCAAATAGCTTGTCTTGATTTCTTTCTTGCCGTTTCGCTGTATTTTTTGGATTATATTTGTTGTAGCAATATCCTTGAAAAAACTATCAATAGTGACTTGCGGGTGTCCCACTTCAATGGTTGATTTCCTCGGCTCAAACGGATAAATTTTTGTTGTTATAATTCTTTGCAGCGTTTTGGTGTTCATACTCTTATCGAAAATTTTCACCCTGTCCCCAATGCTCGGCCTGTTCAGATTATGATATTTGTACGCCTCACAAACATCAACGTAACCGACAGTCATTGTATATTTAGGAATATCAATACGTTCTAAATTATCTTCTGAAAATTGCCACTTTGCCAGTTTCAACAGTTCGTCCGGTTCTTCGCATTCGTCAAAATTTGAAAAGCCCTCGTAGACGCCTATTTTTTCAACCATAGGACTGTCTATGTACTGTTTACCGTCATTGACCGTAGATATATCCAAATCGTCCTGTCCGTATGGATATAGTCGCGTTATCAACGTAGACGCGTCGCGTGACGATTCAGCCGATTTTGCATTGAAACGTAATGTTAATTCATTGCCGTTGTCTTTGCCGATTTGTTTAACCAGTGCCAAATTATAATTATCTACATACAATTCACACATTGTCGATTGTTTTTCTAATGTTTCTGACAGCGTAGACACACCGACAATCGGTGTTATCTTTGACGCCTCAAAAAAATCGGTTGCGGTGTTCACCCATTCCATTCCCAATGATTTTACCTCTGCGTCCGTCATTATATGTATATTGGTGTTTTTAAACAGCTGTGTCATAATATAACGCGGTGTTTTTCCCAACATATCACCGATATACTGAATATGTTTAAATTGTGCGTCCATATACAGTGCCAGTGCATATATTTTATTATTATCAATAGAACGAATACGGAAACATTCATTCCCTACCCTACAAATACGGTTGTTTGCGATAAATTCCCATTTTGCTGAATCTATCGGATATTCAAATTCCAAATTGTAGCTGCCGTTTAATTCGTGTGTAATACAAACGTTCTTCGCCTCATCTAAAATTGCCAAACCGTTTGAACTGAAATCGGTTTCATTGCAACTGTATATACGTATCATTTTATTCATTGTATTTCCTCCTGTTTTATAAAATCGACTGTGTATAATAGAACAACGGATTATAAATAATTTCGACTTTTCCTGTTCCGTTTGACTGTATTTTTATTTCATTTTCACCCTGTCCGATTTCGATATAATCACCGTTTGAATATTCTGACGTGTTGGTGTCACCCTCAAAACAGCTGAACAATTCGCAATCGATTGTGAATTGCGTAGTTTTGTGATTATATTTTATCGTGTTTCCGCCGCAGGTAAACGATACTGATGTAAAATTACCGTTGAAAACCAGTTTAGGCCGTACCGCCGCATTTCCGGCATTGTTTAGTTTAAATGTGTTTGTACCGTTGGCAATTTCATATATATGATTTATCGGCCAACCTATTTCAATTTCCGTATCTAACGGAATATCCGCACCTAACGGAATACCCTGTGTATCATACAGGAACTGATTAAACGGTTCACATCTGAACGCTACAACAGTTTTCCCCGCCCGCTGTAGCATTATAGTCATATCTTCCACGGTTATCGGTGTCGCTATCCACTTCGTCATAGGCATATCGTCCAAAATCAACTCACCTTTTCCGCCGTTTATCCACGTTATAAACTGTTCAATAGTTTTATTACGTTTTGCGGTATCGTTGCAGATTAAATAAAATTCCACTTCGATTATTTTGTCGTTGTAAAATACCCTGCCACCCGATTCAGAAAAATCTATACTGCCGTCCCTGTACGGTATATCTTCCTCATAATCCGTTTTTTTCGGCGGTGTTATAGGTAAATCGGTGATTTTGGTTTGCATACCAAAATCACGCAATGAATGTTTACCGCGATATGTTAATCCCATTGTTTAACCCTCCACTCCTAAAAATGCGTCCGAAATCGAACGTTTTACCGAACTACCCGCATATTTACCGTATGCCATTGCAGTGGTTTCATCAGTGATATTATTATTGAAATCCTGTTTTATTGTAATGGTATATTCGTTGTGGGCGGTTGTTGCGTTCGGAATATTTTGACCTATTTCGGATAATTTCTGATTTGTCATATCAACTATTTTTGATATAGTGTTATAGCCGGTTGTTGCCAACTGTTCCTGTTGCTGATTGTACGATTTTAAAACACTGTTAAACTGTTTTGTCATATCATCATTGCCGCCGCTGATTATTCCCAACGCCTGTGATGTATATTTGCTTAGTCCTTTTAGCGTGTTGCTCTGCTCTTTTTCCAGTGCCTCGTTTTCGTCCTCGATTGCGTCTAACTTGGCTTGTTTTTCCGCCTCGCGTGCCTCTTTTGCCTCTGTTTTTTTGATGTCCGCAATATCTTCTTCGATTTCTTTTAATTTTTTCTTGCCGTCTATCGTAACGGCATTTTGATATTTTTCACGTTCCGCCTCCAGCTCCGATAGCTCTTTTTTCCTTTCGGCTTTGGTTTCCGCGTCCTCGATTGCCTTGTATTCCGTCTCGATTGCCTCTTTTTTCGCTGACAACATTTCTTTTTGTGCGTCATAGTATTCGTTGACGTAGTTTTCCAACGTTTCACTCATACTGTCAAACAGGTTACTGTTTGCGTCGTCCATAGCCTCATAGTAATACTTACCGCTTATCATTCCTTGTTCGTAATATTTTTGTGTATAGTCCTTTACGCGGTTTAGCCCTGCTTGATATTCCTGCTCGCTGATTGCTCCGTACTTCTTTTGCATTTGCAACCACTTCTTAGAATTTTCCAAACGTCCCTCGTACAGTTTCTGTCCTGCGGTCGTCATTTTTTCATTGTATTCTTCTTCCGTAATTTCGCCGTCCTGCAGTGCCTGTGAATTACGTTCCATAATACGCTGATATGCCGCCTCGGGGCTGTCGTCGTATTGTTCCCAGTCATTAAAATATGTTCGTTCGGCTATATAGTCTAATGACTGTTTGTCTAATTCGTCTAATTTCTTTTTTCGTAAATCTGCAATCTGCATTTCGTGGTTCCGGATTGTTTCGTAATATTCGTCCCATACGTCCTGCAGTTCATCAGCCGTCATTTCGGTATTTTCCGTCATTTCGGTCAATGTATTCAGATAGTTGTCGTCCATTCGCTGATATGCCGCAATCTGTTCATCTACTGACAGATTGTGCATTTTGACTTCATAGTCAATCCAATTCTTTGACTTGCTCTCTTGATTTTTCAACCTGTTTTTATAATCTTTGATTGCGTCGTCATTAATTTTTTTGTTTAGTTCGTAGATTTCAATATTAGCCTCTTTCACAACGTCCGCGTCGTTTGCAAATTCTTCTAATATTTTTTTCCACCATAACAATGCATCGGCGTCTGATACGACGCTTGTTTTCTGACGGTATTCAAAATCTTCTTTTTTGGTTTCAAATGTTGTGTTGTTTGTTCCTGTTGCGTAATGCGGTAATTTTTTCAGCATTTCTTTGGTTTGCTTGGCCGTGTAAACCGAATCACCCTTACTTAGATTTACCAACACATTTCTACCGTTAAACAAATAGTATTGTCCTTTGTGTTTTACCAATTCTCGCGGGTCAGCAACACCCTTTTCATCATTTATAACCGCCGGTCCTTCCGGTGCTGAATCGGTACCGTTTGCAAAAAAACCTTTTTGGCCGCTATCGAAAAAACCGCTCGACACTGTTCCGTCCGATTTTACGGTAAAATGTGCGGTATATGTTTTTTCAAATCCCTTTGCTTTGCTTGTCAGGCTATCAATAACCACCGCCGCATTTGTGCCGTCGGCTTTCAGCGTTGCCGTACCCTCTAAATTATCAAATTTATCGACTTCGCCTGTCGTTGTATTGATTGTAATCACCGCCTCGGAATCGTTTGCTTTTAGCGTCGCTATACCTGTTTTTTGGTTGTACTCCGCCAACTGATAAACAACACCGTCTATTGTTACGGTTGCCTGATTGTCAGCCTGCAAAATTGCGACAGCCTGTGTTGCTCCGTATGTGTCAATCAATTCTTGCAACGTCATTATGGTTTGTTCACATTCGCCACCGTCTACGCTGACGCTGACCTCGGCACTTTGACCGTCTATTTCTTCGACACCGTCTTTGGTTTTGTCTATCATAGTAATATCGCCCTCGGCATTTATGCTGATTTCAATATTATCCGGCAATCCTAAAACACTGTGCATATAATCGTTCAAATCGGTTACTACGGCTTTCATATTTTTGTCACCGCTCGCCATTGCCTCGCTTAGATTTGAAAAACCGTTTTTAAATAACGCAACCTGCAAACTTGTTTCGGTTGTTGTCATACCTAACAGCTGACATTGCGTGACTACATCATTAATTGCTTTGTTAATCTTTTGTTCATCACCGCTTGCAAATATATCCGTAATAGATGAAAAACCGCTTTTGTTTACAGCCTCTTTTGTGACTTCATTCTGTAACGTTATCAGTGCCTCTTTGTACTGTTCAATAGACGCTTGATGTTGCTTTATTCGTTCTTCGTTGTTGGAAACATTCGTTTCCCATTCTGATGTTTGTTCTGATACATTTTTTATAGCCTGTTCCAAACTGCCAAACGACAAATCACCGCCTATTAAACTTTCGTAACTGTCAAATATATCTTTGCTATCTTCTTTCAGCTTGTTGACCGCCGCTATACGTTCAGAACCTGTCAGTGTTTTATTTATCGTGTCGTACTGTGATTTTAAAATGTCTAATTCTGTACTTAACTTTTTTGCATTTTCAATACGTTGTTTTGTTTCGTTGTTGACACTTTGCAGTTTTGGGATTTCCTCCGATGATTTTTGTGCATTGGTTCTCTTTTTGCTGCTGTCGTCCTTGATTTCCTGTTGTTTCTGTTTCTTTTCCTGTTCTGCCTGTTCTTTTTGTGCTTGCACGATTTCACGTATAATGTTCAACGTTGCATTTCTGACACCGTTTTTCTGTTCTTCGGCGCTGATATAATCGCTATAGTTGTCTATGAACCATTGTTCCAACTGCTTACGTTCCTGCTCGCTCTCATCCGTCTGTTGACCCTTATTTTTTAATTCTGTCAATTCTTTGTAACGTGCAATATATGTGTCTACTGTATCGGCTGCGACAGTCATATCATAGGCGGTTTTTGCTTTTTCTGAATATTCCTGTGCCATAGCCAATGCGTCATTTCCCGATTCACCTAATTTTTTATGATATTTTTCTATTCCTGCACTTGCAATCTTTGCTACTGCCAATGTAGCCGCAAACGGTGCTGTTGCTGCCACCGCTATTCCTGCACTTACTCCGGCAACACTACCCAACGCCGCAAGAAAACCGCCTACACCGCCGGCACCTGTAGCACTTGCCGCCGCGCCCTCGGCTGCCGCCATTGCCTCTGCTCC